AAACGATCCCGCGGTTGGCTTGTTCCTCCGGCCGGGCCTTGGCAAGACCTCAATAACGCTGTCCGCGATCAATATTCTGCGGTACTTCAAATGGAGTATACACAAGGCTTTGGTTGTGGCACCGAAAAAGGTTGCTGAGGGTACCTGGAGCAAAGAGGCCGCAAAGTGGGACCATCTAAAGCACCTCCGCGTTGTCACGGTCCTGGGCACGCAGACGCAACGTATAAAGGCGCTTAACACGCCGGCAGACGTATATGTTATCAACCGCGATAACATACCCTGGCTGGTCGATTACTACAAGCAAGCATGGCCTTTTCAAGGTGTCGTTCTGGACGAAAGTACCAGCTTTAAGAACGGTAGGAGTAAGCGCTTTAAGGCAATGAAACTGGTACGCCGGTTTTGCAAAAAGGTTGTCCTGCTTACCGGCACGCCGTCCTCCCAGGGGCTTGAGAACCTTTGGGCGCAGGTGTGTTTGCTTGACGAGGGCCAGCGGCTTGGCAAGACCCTTACGCAGTATCGGCAAATGTATTTTGAGCCGGACAAGCGTAACGCCACACAGATATGGAGTTATAAACCAAAGCAACACGCCGAGGAGGCCGTGCTTAATGCCATAAGTGATATATGCCTCACAATGAAAGCGGAGGACTACTTGGAATTACCGGACTGCATAGATCATGAGATCCCGGTTATGTTGGACGATAAAACCCTCAAGGCCTATAACCAATTTGAGCGGGATCTGCTGCTTGAAGTGGACGAGGGCGTTATTACGGCTGCCGCGGCGGGCGTGCTTACCAACAAGCTGCTACAATTTTGCAGTGGGGTGATCTATGACGATACCCGGCAGGTTATACATATACACGATTGCAAGCTGGATGCCTACATGGAGCTTTTAGAGCAGATAAGCGGCGAGCCGTGCATTACTTTTTACGGCTTTCAACATGATCGTGATCGGATCCTTGCCGCTCTTTCCAAAACGCCGTTGCGGGTCCGCGTATACAAGGACACAAAAGATGAGGACGATTGGAACGCCGGCAGCATTGACGTGTTACTTGTACACCCGTCCAGCTGCGCCTACGGCCTTAACCTGCAGGCCGGCGGCCGACACATTATCTGGTTTACGCCAAATTGGAGCTTTGAGCTTAACGACCAGGGCAGTGCCGGCTGTGGCGGCAGAGCTTCCCTTACGACAAAATTTATAATCATTTCCTTGTGGTACAGGGCTGCGTGGATGAGGATGTCATGGCCGCCATAAAAGAGCGGGCAAATACGCATGAAACCGTTATGAACGTACTTAAAGCGAGAATTAAAAAAGCAAAGGAGGCGGCGGTATGACCCTTAAAGAGCTATCGCAGTTATATTATCTCAATCGGGAGATCGAGATGAACCAGGAGCGGCTGGCAAAACTTGATTACGAGATTAAAGCGGACGAGGAGCAACTCCAGTATCTTGAATTAAAGGCGGCCTCCCCGTCCTCACCGAGCTATGACGGTATGCCGAAAAGCCCCAGCTATGAAAATCGGCTTGAAAGCACTGTTGCGCGGATCATTGAGCTGCAGGAGCACATTAAGCGTAAAAAGGCTTTGCGGTCCGACTGCGCTATGATGATACAGGCAAAGCAAATACTGTGTTTAGCCGAGCGCAACAAGCTGGAGCGATACATAGCTGACTTGCCGACACCGTTATTGCGTATGATCTTCACTTACCGTTTTGTAAACGGCTTAACCTGGGATCAAGTATCGGAGTGCATAGGCGTGAAAACCACTCCGGACAGCGTTAAAAAAATGTGCTACCGGTATTTATCGAACGAAAAATAAAAAATGTCCCGGATGTCCTCGACTTCTATTGAGATTTATGTTTTAATTAAGCTGCGGGTATTGACCAAACGGCAGTGCCTCCTTGTTATAAGCAGCGGCAGGGGCTTTGTGCCCCTCCGACTGCTTTTTATTATGCGTGAAAAGAAAGCGAGGTGATACCATGACCGACAAGCAACAGAGGTTTGCGGATGAATATTTGATTGACTGCAACGCCACAAGAGCATATAAAGCGGCATACCCGAACGTCAAAAAAGATACGGTTGCGGCAGCAGCTGCAGCGCGTCTGTTAAGGAATGTTAAGGTTGCAGCCTACATTGAGGAAAAGCTGGCTGAAATTAGCAGCCACAAGACCGCCACGGCGCAGGAGGTTATGGAGTATCTCACCTCAGTTATGCGCGGACAATCGGAGGCCGAAATTGTTGTGATCGAGGGCTCCGGGGATGGCTATTCTGAGGCGAAAAAGATCATGAAAGCGCCCGATGAAAAAGAGCGGCTTAAAGCGGCCGAGCTCCTCGGCAAGCGCTTTGGGCTGTTCACCGATAAGGTAAACCTTGAGGGCAGCACAAAGGTTGTGATTGTGGATGATCTTGACGGGTAACAGCCTCCAGCTTAAAATGTCTGATTTTGTAGGCAGCGGTTATGAGGAGTTTTGGAGGTTCAAAGGGCGTTATCGTGTTGTTAAAGGCTCACGTGCCTCAAAGAAAAGTAAAACGGCCGCGCTTTGGTTTATAAGCAATCTGAGCAAGGAAAAATACAGCAAGGCCAATTTGCTTGTTGTGCGTAAAACCTTTAGGACCATCAAAGACAGCTGTTTTACAGAGCTTAAATGGGCCATAAACCGCCTGGGCTTACAGCATATCTGGATCCCGAAAGAAAGCCCACTTGAAATTGAGAACATAGTCACTGGCCAAAAAATCTATTTTCGCGGCCTGGACGATCCGCTAAAAGTTACGTCAATCACGGTTGACGTTGGTGTGCTATGCTGGCTGTGGATTGAGGAGGCCTATGAAATATCCTCCGAGGCTGATTTTGATACCATAGACGAAAGCATCCGCGGTGAAATGCCCCCGGGGTTGTTTAAGCAGATCACGCTTACATTTAACCCGTGGAATGAGCACCATTGGCTTAAAAAGCGCTTTTTTGACGCGCCCCCGGATCCGGACATACTGGCCATGACCACAAATTATATGTGTAATGAATGGCTGGATGATGCCGACCGCAAGCTCTTTGAAACAATGCGCTTGAACAATCCGCGGCGTTATCGTGTGGCCGGCTTGGGCGAATGGGGCATTGTTGACGGCCTCGTGTATGAAAACTGGGAGGAGCGCCTTTTCAGTGTGGACGAGGTGCGCAAAATGCCTGGCGTGCGTTCCGCTTTTGGCCTCGATTTCGGTTACACCAATGACCCCTCGGCGCTGTTTTGCGGGTTGGTTGATCCGGCAAACAGGACCATGTGGGTGTTTGATGAGATATTCAAAACCGGCATGAGCAATGAGGACATTGCCCGTGAGGTTATAAGTGCCGGGTATGCGAAAGAACGTATACGCGCTGACAGTGCCGAGCCAAAGAGCATTGACCGACTTTATGCGCTGGGCCTTACGCACATACGCAAGGCACGTAAAGGCAAAGACAGCGTAAACAACGGCATTGACTATATACAGGACTATAAAATTTTTGTGCATCCTAAATGTGTAAATTTTCTTACTGAGATCAGCAACTACACATGGGACACGGACCCGAAAACCGGTAAAAAGCTAAACCGACCCATCGACGATTTTAACCACCTCATGGATGCCATGCGGTATGCGATGGAGGAGTTTTCGGCCGGTGCACATTACAGCTTTGAGTAAAGGAGGCGCGGGGCCGTGTTTGAACAGCAACACATACTGAATAAAATTGAGGAGTGGGCCGAGCGCCTGCCCTATAAAACTTTGAAAATAGAAATACAACTGCCCGATCAGACGCTTACGCTTGAAAAGGAAAAGACGCGCTCGATCGGGTTTTCTGTCCCCCCCAGATATGGGGACTACTAAACAGAAAAGGAGGTGCAGCCGTTGAAATTGCTTAATTTACATACCGGTCCGATGTCCGGCATTATGATGATGGTAAGGCCCGTAATGACTGACAAGGAATTTTTAGAAAAAGAAATAAAGCGCTGGCTTATATCGAAAGAGCGACAGCAGCAGCTGGACGGCGATCGGTATTATGACGGCGAGCACGACATAAAAAACCGTAAGCGTACGGTTATAGGCGAGGACGGCAACCTCACAGAGGTTGACAACCTGCCGAATAACCGGATCATTGATAACCAATA